ATGGTAAATTATATTTTACTGGTCTAGATTGCATTTCTTTATCTTCATCTGATAATGCATCGTAAGCAGTTTGTGCCGCTTCGATCTGACCATCAACAATAGCTTGTGCTTCTTCTTTAGTCTTAATAGCACCATCTACTTTGCCGATCCACTCATCACCATGATGATTGTCGCCTACAACCCATACTTCGCCAGGATGACCTCTTAAGTAAAAACTTTTTCTCTCTTCATGAGTGAAGAAATTTTTTCCCCAGTTAGTCGCTGTGCAGTATTTATATGCCATAGTTGCTTCCTCCTTTTGCTTGTTTATAAATCATAATTAACTTGTTGTCACCGTTTTAATTTGAAAATCTGCTGCCGTCCATTCTTCTGACGCACCTGATCTTGATCCAGATACATTACCAGCAGCACGAAGAGCTGACGTACCTCCTCCAACTGCTGAAGAACAAAAATCTTCAGAAGGAGCTGCTAAATCTGATACTTCTGTCCAAGCTGTTCCATTCCATCCTTCAGTTTTATTTGTTTCTGGTGGAGTTCCTCCAAAAACTAAAACATCTGTATTAAGGTCTCCTGTTCCTCCCAAGCCATTTCGACCTGTATTTAATTCAGCTTCTTCTGACCAACTTGTTCCGTCCCATATTTCATTAACAGTTAAAGTAGCACCGGGAGGACTATTACTGTGGCCTCCTGCATAAAGAGTTGATGGATATACTCCTGCTCCTGCTCCATTATAACGAGCAGTGTTTAAATCGCTTACTTCCGTCCAACTTGTTCCATTATAATATTCTGTGTTTGCAGTAACAGCAGGATTAGGATCTACTCTACCACCAAATGCTAAACCAGCTGTAGTTGTGCCTGAAGAACCAGGATTATATCCTCTAGCTGTATTTAATTCTCCAACTTCAGTCCAATTAGTTCCATCCCATTTTTCTACATCAGCAGTAAAACTTCCTGCTTCTCCTCCTGCTATGGCAAGGGAAGCTGTTTGACTTCCAGTGCCTGTAAGACTTCTTCTTCCTGCATTTAAATTATTTACCTCTGTCCAAGAAGTACCATCATAGGTTTCAGTATCTGCTGTAATTCCTGGAGGTGCAACTCCACCAAACGCTAGACCTGCTGTATTAGATCCTGAACCAGTACCATCATTTACAATTGTATTTTTTGTTCCACCAGATGCCCAACTTCCAATAGGCGCTCCACCATTGTTTACATTTTTAAATTGTCCTGTTGATGAGTTGTAGTAAAAGTCTCCAACAATCGCGTTAGCATATCCTGCTGCGGGGTCTGTTGGTTGTATTCCTGAAAAAGTCCATTCTTCTGTTGATGCCACCATTCCTGAACCTGTATCTCCTCCAGAAGCTAAAGCAGAAGTGTTTGAATTGCCTATATCACCACTTCCAGTTCGTGCTGTTGCTAAATCAGCGGTCTCTGTCCATGCGGACCCATCCCAAGATTCTGTAAATGTACGATAATCTGTATCATATCCTCCCCATACTAGGGTCGTACTAGTTGTTCCTTGGTGACAGCCATTAATTTCGTATCTAGCTGTGTTTATGTCTGTTGTTTCTGTCCACGCAGAACCATTCCATTGTTCAACATTTGCAACTTGTGTACTCGTATATCCTGCGATTGCCAAACTTGCTGTAGTGGTTCCCGATCCAGTTAAATAAGATCTACCAGTGTTTAAGTCACCTACTTCTGTCCAAGCGGATCCATTCCATTGTTCATTAATAGATTGAGATCCTGGTTGTCCTCCAAAACATAAAGCTGCTGTAGCAGTACCAGAAGAACCTGGCATTCCTTTTCTAGCTGTATTAAGATCTCCCACTTCTGTCCATGAAGATCCGTCCCAAGATTCTGTAATTGCTAAATCTGGATTAGGACCTGGTCCAGGGTCTCCACTAAAAACTATTGTTGATGTGCTACTAGCACCTGAACCTGTTCCATAATTTCTTGTTGCATTTAAATCTCCAACTTCTGTCCAAGAAGAGCCATTATAAGTTTCTGCAAAAGCTACAGCAGTAGGAGATTGAGGAGGCATAAGACCTCCAGCAACGATACCTGAAGTTAGTGTTCCTCCAGTGCCTGCATATTTACTTCTTGCTGAATTTAAATCTCCACCAGATGCCCATGCTCCCGCATAAGGATTATCTGCAATTGCTTGTGCAAAAGGAACTGGATCTTCTGTACGGGTTTGAACTTGAAACCCCTTTATACCTTTATATTCAGACATAGCTATTATTTATCCTT